CTGCTGGGCTTGACTTAGCAGCTGATAGCTCAATGCCGTAAAGCTTCACGTCATTGTAGCGAGGGTTCTTTGCAGGCTTGGTGCCAACTAGCGTGATCTTAAAATTAGATCCGATCTCTAGCTTGGTCAGGCCCTTACGCTTTAGTTCTTCTTTCGCGGCTGTCAACTTCTGACCAAATAGGAATACACGGCGCTCGCCAGTATCCTCATCATCTGTTGCATCCTTGTAATCGGTGTCAAGTGTGACCTCGATCTGCAGCTTAGGCTTGCCGTCGTCCCAGAATTCTAGCTTGGTTGGGTCGTCGTAGTTGCGTACCTGTACTGTGCGAAGGCCAATGATGGTTCCTTCGTATGAGTCTCCAACACCAAAGTCCTTGAAGGACAATGACTTGGATCCACCGCCGGCTAGTAAGTCGTCGACGGTAGGTAGTGCCTCGTTGAATTCATTCATTATAGTTTCCTTAGTTTTTTAGTTTGTCAGATCAATGACGAGGTGTCATTGTCTGTTTGCTCATAGCGTCGGCAACTAAAGCAGAAGCCTGCCTTAGGTGCCTTGTCTATGACTTTCTCCCAACCCACCAGCTCAGCAGCATCGATCATCGATTCGAGCTGTGCCAGTGATTCGAGAGCAAGATTTTGGTTATAACGTAGAAGTACTACTTGAGCTTCTTCTAGTTTTCCTTCGCGTGGTAAAAATGTTAGTGATACGTGCGTAACGTTGTAGCCCTTCTGCACCCATCCGTAGCCGTACAACATTGCTTGTACTCGGTACTGATCTTTGATCTTACCTCGGGCCGCATCTGCTAGAGCTGTCTTACCAACAACCTTCCAATCATTTACAACTCCGGTCCAACCAGCGTTGCCGGTCGATGCGTACATGTCGCATGATCCTGAGAGTTCAAGATTCTTGTAGCTGTGTACGTGCAAACGATTCTCAAGTAAGTAATCAAGTGGCCAGCGCTCGCGAAAGCCGTGCTCAAGTGCATCATGTACTGCCGTACCAATAAACGGATACCATGCACCATCAGGATTGCGAGGTGTAAGTGCGAGCTTGCGAGCGATGCACTTCTTGCAGTCCATGCCAACTTCGCTGATACCAATTTGGATCTGCTTAGATCTCTCAGAAATAAATAGCTCTGGGATTCTTCTCATCCATGTATGTGCAGTCTCGATTGCTTTTGCATCGGTACTGTCTTCAACACTGTCAATCAGTTTTACTGTTGCCAAGTGGGGCCTCCTCTAATCTGCCAGTCAAGTGCTGGACTACTTTACGACTGAAGTCTACTCCTCTAGCTCCATCTAGCAAGGAGCGAGTGGTTAGTCGGCGTGTCGTGGACACCTCAGCTATGGCTGTGTCGATCGTGGCCCGAGATAGCAGGTGCCAAATAGACACCTTGTGCATGTTAGAGGCACGGTGTACTCGGTCCTCAATCTGTTCTAGCTTGTCTGGGTCATATGGTAGGTCAATCATTATCAAATCGTCAGCCGTGTCAAGCGTGATACCAACACCCATAGATCCGGATAGCAAGACAACCCTGAGTGGGTCGTTCGGGTCTTGAAACCTTCGCTGTACGTCTGCTCGTTGTGTTGCGCTGAGATCACCGGTGAGCAACTCAGCGTGGACATTATGCTCAGCTAACTTGCGCTGAAACCATTTCAATGTCTTGACGTATTGCGATGCAAGTACAACCTTGCCGTTGAGTCCTAGATCCTCCATGTAGCCACGCTCAGCCATCCATTCCAATAACCAATCGAGCTTGCTTGATTCTTCTCCTGCATATGTTGCAAGTTGTCTAGCAATAGTTGAAAACACTAGCAACGATGTCGGTGATTCATCATTCATCGCTTCTGACTGTGCCTTTCTATATTCTTCTCGATGTGCCTTGCTAAGTGGTAGCTCAATAAAGTGATAAGACTTTGGTGGTAGCTCCGGTAGCACTTCTTCTTTGGTGCGTCTAATCATTAGAACTTTGTCAAGCTGTGCCCAATCATAAGGTCGCTTGAGTGTGCCAATCTTTTTTACTGTGCGCGTGCGAGAGATCTTCTGGTCGTACACGTTGAACTTATCTTCCAACCAACCCCAGTGCGAACTAGGTAGGTGCGATGGTGCCATAAATTTCATCGTGCCGTATCGGTACTCAAGCTTGCCTCGGTCAGGCGTACCTGAGATTGCTATCTTGAATGCGGTAGCGTTGTCGTGCACTTTTAGTTTGCTAAGTCCACGCCAGAAGTTGGTAGTCGTGTTGGGCTTCACTACTGGCAATACTAAGTGAGACTCATCAATCGCAATTGCACTCCAGTAAGGATCTTGCAGTGCAGGGATCTTTGCGCCCTTCTTGGTATGTGCTAGTGCGTCGTGGTTAGCTACAACAATTATCGGTTGGGTACCCTCGTCGGCGAGTGCCGAACTTAGTCTCTCCTGCTTCTTTGCGCTGGAGCCACTGGATAAATCGATAACCTGAACGTTCGGGTAGCGGGGCATCACAAACCGTTCTATCGTGTCGATCCACGCCGTCCTTGCATTCACAACTGGTGTGAGTATAAGTATCGCGTTGCTGTCGTTCGGGTTGTATAGATCCGCTAGCTCGAATGACGCCAGCACCTCTAGTGTCTTCCCCAGCCCGGGCTGATCTGCTAATAGTATCTTGCGTTGCTTTTCCATCCGCGTCGCGGCTTCTCTTTGATAAGGGTAAAGTACTTCCTGATAAATCGATTCCAAAATCTCTCTCCAATTTCGATTCGTATGAGTCTGCTATGTCTTTTGATAGGTATGTCAGTGTCTGAATATATTTGTCATGTGTCATGTCTTTGGTACCTCGAGCCGATTCAAAAAAATCAAGCGCATCCATCAGTCCAAAGATCCAAGCGTCGTGCTCTTTGTCGGTATCTAAATACCTTGGTTCTAAGTTAGGCATTCTTACTCCATATCTCTTTACGATCGTTGTAGCTCATGCCACCCCATATGCCATCTTCTTCTCGATGTCTGATTGCATATGTTGCGCACATCTTTAGTACTGGACACTTCTGGCATGCTTTCTTTGCCATCTTTGCATCCATTGCAGCTGTTCCGGTGCCTCCCTCAGGGAAGTATAGGTCCGGTGCTTGTCTGCAAGGTATTTGCCCTGCTACATCATCAATTGCATTGTTCAGGTCGAGCCATTCGCGCATCTGTTGATTGACGCTGTAGTTCCTAGCTTTCTGTACTCCCATTTTCTTCATCCTCTTTCTTTAGCCATGTGTAATATTCATCTGGTAGGTATTCGTTGGGTCTACCGTAGTAAGATCCTTCGATGGTCGCGCAGAACAAACATAAGATCTGGTCGCGATGTATAACGGTGTCTTCGCCTTTGATTATTTGATCGCAGGACATGCATAGATAGTTTTCATTCTTGTGAGTCAAAGTACTCATCAGCTTTCTGTTCCTTGTATGCCTCGTAGAGTGCATCTTCATCCGGCCCTAGGCTTCCTTCTTGGCCGTAGTTGCATTCTTCAGCATCGATGCAGTCATCAACAGTGTCGCCACAGTACTCGCATGTTTCTTTTTCAGTCATTGCTCTCTTCTTTCTTTTCTTGTTTGACGCATTCGCACACGCTAATGCGCTTGCCACACTTCTGGCATGGTGCTATGTAGATATCATCAACATAGCGTAGTGATCCTTCACTTTCTTTTATCCAAACGTAAGTCATCTTATCTTCCTATCTTCAAACGGGTCATATTCTTTTGCCGGTATGTCAGCAACCGTAAAGCCAATTGATCTTTCTAACTCTCCGGTGCTACCATGCAAGGCTTGGATCTCTTTCTCAGCTGGGTTGCAACTGTGGTTAGATCTCCATGCCTTGATCGATGCGAGCGCGTTAGGGAGAGGTGCGTCGGTGATTTCCATCTCAGCCCCACAACTACACTTCTCCCTAACGCTTGGCATCAGTGAACCGTCAATCGAGTCTTGTTGATTCGTTTGTATAGTTCAGGGTACTCAGCTATCGGGAATGTTTCTTTCACCGTGTCGGTGATCAGCGATGTCTCGCGCCACCTTGCGATGCTTGCAACCCTCGCGCCGTGAATGTGTAGCTCATCGTTGCTACCAATCATGTCCTTGATAATGGCGTCAACTTCTTTGAGCTCATCCTCAAGGCGTTTCTTGGCATCGTAAAGCGAGCTACGCTTGGCAAGTAGTTCATTCGCTAGCGTTAGATCTGCTGGCTCAGCTACCTTTACCTTAGCCTTAGACTCCTTAGGCTTGCTAACTAACTTGGACTTGGCCTCGTCAATTAGATCTCTAGTAGTCGTTGTTTCCATGATTCCTCTTCTTTGTCATATTCATGTATTACCGGTGCGTACTCAGGTAGGTCAGTTATAAATTGAGCTATCCGAGCTGGTACCTTGTCTCTAGTTATAAAGTCAAGGGCTACCCATTCATCATAGTCGGTGAGTGGGTAATTGTTGATATACAGGTCATCAAGTAGGTACTCGATCTCTGCAATGTCTTCTGGTGCGGTGAATGTAATGCTGTGATATTTACTGCTGTTGGTCTGGATGTTGCTAGTTCCAAACGATCCTGCGAAACTCAGCTCATAAGCCGTGAGCGTTATGCTTCCATCCGCCTGCGACCAAACGTTGAAGTCATAAGCTGACTCCAAGCCGAGCTCTCTAATTAGTTGCTTGTTCATATTCTTCCTCATCTCTGTAGTCTTCGTGCCATAGATCTTTCGCTAGGCACCATGGGTGGTAGAAACCGAGCTCATATCTATCCCTGACTTCTGCATCAAGGTAAATATCTTTTTCGCAACTCTCGCATTCATAGCCCGAGCATTGAGCGCAGGCCCATCCATCATCGTATCCAATACGGTTCACAAACCTGCCGTATCCGAACGCTGTACTCTCTCCACAATGTGCGCATGGATCGATAATTATTTTCTTGGTCATGATTCCTCCTCTATTTTATTCTCTGTATTACTTGCTCATCTGGTTCGCTATCAAGCGTGATTCTCCAGAACTCCGGTTCCTCAAGGCTAGCTAAACTCAGATCGCTTGCCTCATGGATGACGTAAAGGTAATTACCAAACACGCCAGTGAAATAGCCGTGGTACTCAGCAATTTGCAACAAGCTCAGCATCGAGTTGTCGGTGCCAAAGTGCCGAGTCATTTTCTTTATTGCTTTTTTTAGTGATCTCTCAGTGGTGCTAGATAGCTTTACTGTTATTACTTCTGGTGCTATCCGTGGGTCAAAACCTCTCATGTTTTCCTCCTCTTGCTCATTCTTTCAGTTGGTAGTATCACTTGTCAAGTATTTTATTAGCGTGTCTTGGTCCATGCCTCCGGTGAGTCCCTTGCGATCAGGATACTCGACGACGATCGCATAGCGTCCCTTGTGAGTCTTGCTGGGTTGGATGTAGAGCTCAACATCAGGCTTGCGATACTTGGATACCCCAGCCGTGCTGTTGATCTCCTGCCATCCGGTCTTGGATAGCGCTTCAATGAGTCTCTGGGTCAACTTAGCCATTAGTCCAACTTACTTGGTGGCACTTCGCCGACCGGTAGCTCGATGATCTCTTGATCAGTGATCTCATGGCCTCTGACTTGTGCTACTGCCTTGCGCATCGCGAAAGTAATGCTAGGCCAGAATCTTAGGGGATCCTCAGCTCGCATCTTATAGAATGCAGACTTAGGGTAGAGCTCATCCAGATCTTCGCCGGTGCTAAGTTTCCATAGCTCAACTTGCCACTTGCGCGTGTCTCCATATGGATCTTTCCATCCAGATTGATCAGTGAACCATGTATACCATTTTGTCCAAGCGTTGCGCGTAGTGATCTTCGAGAGCTCGTCTAAGTACTCCTTGCGCTGTCCAACTGCAGACTCGTTCACTAGCGGTGTCGCGATTGACTCAGGGCCTCCGATATATTCCCATTCTGATCCGCCGTTGATCTCAATGTAAGCATCAACATCAGACTTGCGATACCAACTCGTGCCTCCCTGCCTAACGAATTTGATCGGGGATGTCTCTGGTTTGGTCCTCTGGTTGCGTAGCTGGTTCATGGTGAAGCCGGTCAGATCCGAGACTTCTCTCGATGTCAAAAGCTCACCGTATTTGGGGTGATAGGTGCTCAATGTGTCTCCTTGTAGTAGGTAAGTAGATTGTATTACAGATCTACAGAATGATTATGATTTTGTAAGTTTAGCTGTTTTTTGGATTTTGTTTGAAAAAAAGTGAGGTGTTTTGGCCTTTATTTTCCTCAAAACACTGTTTTCCAATTGAGCTCCTAAGAAAAACACTTACTACTTACTAATCTACTACTTAGCCGATTAGTAAGTAGTAAGTGTCCGTATAGGGATGCTGGTTGGATTTGCATTATTTATCCGTAGACGATCTCTCCGAATAGCCCAACTTGAATGATCACGTCGAGAGCTTCGTCGTTTATGTATCCATAATCAAGTCCCTCAGCAAGGTCCTGAGCAATACTCCTCCGGATCGCTTCGTTGACTTGGGTTGTTTTGTTCAATACGCGTTCGATACCCTCGATTATTGTATTGACGGTGATCAAGTACCATATGTCATCCGCTAGGACTTCAAATTGGTACCAGTTGCGGTGCCCAGACTCATCCGGTAATCCGCGTTTTGCGTTTCTACTCGCTTCGCTCCAATAGGCAATAGCGCCTCCGTCATAAGCGGTGTCAACTAGGCTAATTAGGCTAGAGACCAACACTCCTTGACGGATCTTCAGTGCCACTGTATCGGTTGGGAATAGTACTCTTTGTGCTGTTTGCATTAGTTTTCCTCTTTCTTTAGATATGTCCAAATTACTAGGGTTGCGCATAGCGCAAGTAGTGTGAATAGTATACTCATCGCTACTGTGTAGAAGATCATCAGTTATCTTCCTTAGTCCATGTCCATCTAACCTTGTAGCCGGCTCTCTCGAATCCCTCAACCGTTGATCCAATTGGGATCGTGGTTGGCAGGGTTGCTAGTACTTGATCAGTGCCTTCTTCAATGATCGTGAATTGACTATATCCTTCTGGTGTTTTCATTAGTTTTCCTCCTCATAACTGTCGTCGCAAGCGTTGCAGGATTTTTCATTATCCAGACAAAAAGTGCAGATAATCTCCTCCGCTTCAGTGATCCAAGCGTCTAGGTGGTGCGCTTCGATCAGGTTGCGAGCTGGTGCGGTGGTGTTGCCTCTCCAACTGATACCCTCAGGCAGATCGATCTCACGTGCAAGATCGTCATCCCAATAGGCGTCGATGGCTTCGATGCACGGTTGGACCATGCTTAGTGGTACTGGTGGATAGTGGTTGCTTCTCAGGTGAATTGCCAACTGGTCCGCTAGGGTAATTGTGCCTAGTGTGCCATCAGCTAGTTCGTGCGCGAAATTGCTTCCCATTAGTTTGTCTCCTCTGTTTTGTATAGTTCCGCATATGCGCGGGTTGCTAGATCGTAATAGTAATTGAATAGATCAATACCCATTAGGGAATAGATCGTTGAGTCAGGCGCGACTCCGTACTCTTGCCAAGTATCTTTGTACTCAGCATCTAGATCGGTCCACTCCTGAAGGATCTCACTGTAATAGATCGGGACTAGGCCATCTGCATATTGGTGCAGATCGTCTTCAGGGTAATCGTGTCCCTGAAAGGGTGCCAGACCCTCCTTGATATCTTCGTAATCGGTTAGCATTCTTATCTCCTCTATTTGCTTAGCCGGCGGGGTTGCTAGCTAATAAGTTCACTCTAATAGTCGGTTAGTCGATTAGTCAAGCATATTTTTATAACGGTTTGATAACGGTATTTTAGGCTAGCCATCCCCTGCCTCACGTGCTCAAAATTTCAATATTGGCAGTGTTTGCAGTGTCTATCCAATTGCTACGTATCACCGCGAGCGCTTTGGGCACTCCCTATACCGCAATTTGGCCACATCGCATCACATTCCACTCATTCCCTAGGTTTGTTTTACGATTTTTGCCATCTCAGTGAGATTTATTAGGCCCTGTGCGCCTCGTACGCGCCATAGCGATGCTTAGGGTATAAGATAACCCCGCTAGCATCCTCACGGCGCTAGCGGGGCTCTCAGGGCTGTTAGAGGTAGATAGCCTCTCCCTTGGCAATATCCCAAATGCTTATCTGGTTATACTGTCGGCCAAGTTCCAAGGCCTTGTCTAGGTTGATTTCATAGGTGGTTATGTCATAGTAGCGCTGGCCATCTTTTTGGTCAGTCCAGACTCCAACGAAGTCGTATGGCTTTGCATCATCGACGGTCTCAATGGATCGAATACCAACCCAATAACCGCTAGTAGGGGTTTCGATGTCCTCAAGACCGCTAGCGCCTAGGACGTAGGTTCCGTCTTCGATGCTCTCTAATTGGTTCATTTTCTTATCCTCTCTAAGTTGCTAGTTGGTATAACTAACAATGTCTAATCTACATCATCGCAACGCAACAGCGCATCACATTCCATTCATTCCCTGCTTTAGAAAATTGCATTTTTGTAGAGCCTTTTTTCGTCTTGCTCAGGACGCTAGGGGATAGCTTATTCGGCTGGTGGCCACTGTTCTAATTCGGCCTGCCAGTCCCCGTCAGGGAACTCAGAGTGTTGCTCTATAGCCAGCTCAATAGCCTCGTCTTCAGACTCAGCCTTGACCCAATAGGTGGCAGAATACTCAACCTGCCAGCTTTTCTTAGTCATCTTCATTCTCCCATTCAGTCAAGTCATCACCATCAAGGATTGCCAGCACATACTCAATGCGGTCATAGTCTGCCAATTCGGCAAGCCTGTCCCATTGCTGTTCAGTCAATGCCTCTGAGTCAAAAGTGACAAGTTGGCTATTGTAGCTAAACTCGCCATACTCTCCAACCCAAGCGGTTCCAACATTATGTTT